AGTTAGTGCTTGTAAAAAATGTGATAGAAATACTAATAAAAAACCACGCAAACCTAAATATAAACCTAAACGAGCAAGAGGAGAAGCTACAAAGGGTATTAAGAATCCTAATGCAAAGTTGACTGAAAAAGATGTTCTAGAAATAGTATTTATGTTATTAAATGGTATTAAACATACAGAAATAGTTAAAAATTATAATATAGGCACTGATATAATCTCTCATATAAAAAGTGGTCGCAGATGGGGACATTTACTAGATGAAGATACTAAGAATAAATTATTGAAGTTAAAATGTAAAAAATTAAATGAACAATTAGTTAGAGAAATTAAAATCCTACTTATTAAAGGTGAAAAGGTTAAGATGATTGCCGATTTATATGATATATCAGAAGGGTCTATATATGATATAAAAAATAACAGATCATGGAAAAATGTAGTAATTACAGAAAAGGATTTAGAAGAAGTTGGTTAGTAATTAATTTCTTCTTTAATTAAAAGAGGTGAGATCAATTCCAAGAGTCGGGAAAAATAAAAATATTGAAACGACAAATAAAATTATTATTGATCCGTCAGTTAAATGTACGCGATGCGATAGCAATGAATTTTATCTTAGCAAAAGCGATGTAAATAAAAAAACAGAAAAGATGACAATTTGCAAGAGTTGTTTAGAAGAATATTATCAAGAATATGTTAAAAAACATGATTCATATAAAAAAGCTTTGTGGTACTTATGTAGAAAATTTGATTTACCATTTTCACATTCTGCTTATACTGGTGCAGAAAGTCATTCAAAAAAAACAAAATGGACAATAGTTCAATCATATTTTAAAATGTTAAATTCTTTTGGTAAAAACAATAATTATGGTACTTGTTTTGATGAAAGTGATCAATACGAAGAGATTGAAAATGATTGTAGTGTAAATGTAATTATTGATGAAGACTTTGAAGTAACTCCAGAAATGGTTGGATTTTGGGGAAGTAATTATTCTAAAAGTGAGTATTATTATTTAGAAAATGATTTATCTAGATTAGTATCATCTTATGAATGTGACTCATATGCACAAGAAACTCTTTTTAAAGATATTGCATTACAAAATTTAACTATAAAAAAGAAAAGAGAAACAGGTGAAGATGTAAATAAGGATCTAGAAGCCAGAGGAAAACTATTGGGTGATGCTAATATTAAACCAGCACAAGAATCTGGAGCGAATGCTTCAGATCAACTTACATATAGTGTTTTAATTAAAAAATGGGAAAATGAAGAACCTATTCCAGAACCAGATGAAGAATGGAAAGATGTAGATGGAATCGGAAAGTATATTAGAGTATGGTTCTTAGGTCATATTTGTAAAATGATGGGTATTACTAATGAATATTCAAAAGAATATGAAGATGAAATGGAAAATCTAAGAGTTAACATACCTTCAAAAGAATTTAATATTGACGAAATAGATGAAGGTGAGTAAATGGGAAATTATCAAGTAAATAGGAATAAATATTCAAAAGGTTCATTGGGGTTCAAGGGTAGGAATTTTAATAAATCTAACGATAATGTAACAAAATCTGAAAAATTAATGAATGGTGTTGCCAAATGGACTTCATTTTATAGAGAGAACCCTCAAAGATTTTGTAAGGATTACCTAAATGTACATTTAAAAATTTTCCAGCAGATTTTATTATATATGATGTTTCATTATGTTTATGTAATGTATATTGCTGCAAGATCCCAAGGTAAAACTTATTTAACTGCTATTTTTTGTATATGTCGATGTCTGCTTTATCCTGGGACTAAGGTAGTGGTCGCAAGTGGTTCCAAGGGTCAGGCAATGAAAATAGTAACAGAAAAGATTCCAGAAATTATGATGAATTCTCCAAATTTGAAGAGAGAAATTATTAAAATTTCTACATCTATGAACTCAGATGACCCAAATATAGTTTTTGCTAATGGAAGTTGGATTAAGGTCGTAGCGTCCAATGATAAGGCTCGTTCTGCCAGAGCGCATATTTGCGTATATGATGAATTTCGGATTATTGATATCAATATATTAACAAGAGTTCTACGAAGATTTCTTGGTACGCCTAGACAACCAGGATATCTAAAAAAAACTAAATATAAACATTTACAAGAAAGAAATCAAGAGATTTATTTAAGTTCGGCTTGGTTTAAATCACATTGGGCATGGAATAGATTTCAATCTTTTTTCAAAATGTTTACTAAAGGTAAAAAGTATTTTATTTGTGGTCTTCCTTATCAGTTATCTGTTCAAGAAGGGTTGTTAATGAAGGAACAGGTAATTGATGAAATGCAGGAGGACGATTTCGATACCTTGTCTTGGGAAATGGAAATGGAATGTATGTTTTTCGGAGAATCAGAAAAGGCATATTTTAAATATGATGATTTAAATAAAAGCAGAAGTATTACAAAACCGTTTTTACCAATGAGTGATATGGAATATATCCAATACAAGGGGGAAAAGAAGAAACACAAATTTTACAAACCTAAAAGAGAAGATGAAATTAGATTTCTTGGTGTGGACTGTGCTTTAATGGGAGGTCGTCAGAATGATGCAAGCGTATTCACTTTTATAAGATGTATTCCGAGTGGAGATGAATATATAAAAACAATTGAATATATTGAAGCTATAGAAGGGCAACATACAACATTACAAGCATTAAGACTTAAGCAAATATTTTATGATTTAGACTGTGATTATTGTGTAATGGATACGGCAGGAAATGCTATTGGAATTTATGACGAGATTACAAAAATAACATTTGATAATACTAGGGGAATAGAATATCCTGCTTGGTGTGCCATGAATGATGACAGAATGCAAGAAAGAGCTTATGATAAAAATGCAGTTCCTTTGATATTTTCAATTAAAGTAGCTGGGGCAACAGCATTACAAGTTAATCATGAAATGGCAACATATACAAAAAATCAATTTGAAAAGAAGAAAATAAAGTTATTATGCTCTGAGATTGAAGGAAGAGACTATTTAATGGACAATAAAGATTCTCTGAAACTAGATGCTGATGAAAATGCAAGAGTAATTGCCAATTATTTTCAGACAACACGCTTAATTCATGAGATGATTAATTTAGAAATGGAAGTTAAAGGTGGATATATTAAACTTACAGAACCATCTGGTCATAGAAAAGACCGTTTCAGTTCATTGTCATATTCTCTATATTTTATAAAATTAAAAGAGTCGGAATTAAGAGTTGAAAAAGATACAAGAGATGATTTTGATATTCTATCTGCTTACACAATATTCCTATAATTAAAGAAAGGAGGTTTCTTTACAACAATGACAAAAAAGAAAGTCACAAATACAGATACTCTACCTCTAACAGAACAAGAAACATGGGATGTAATATCTTTCGCAAAGCAAATGTCTGGAGCATATAACAACATTTATACACCTGATTTAGTAAATGCTCGTATGAGAGACATGAATCTTAATCCTATTGCTGGAACACAAGATATTATTGATAAAGCATTATTAAATCCAAAAGAAAATGAGAAAGAATTAAGAGGACTTTCTGAATATTTCGAGATGATAGATATGCTCTATAAACGTCAAATTCAATTTCTAGGTAATTTACTTTCATGGGATTTAACATATACTTGTACAAATGCAGAAATAAAAGATTATAATACTCCTGCATATAAAAAAGATGAGAAAATATTAGAATCATTTTTACAGAAATTTAATTATAAAAAAGAATTTAAATCTATTTTGCGTCAACTAATTAGAAGAGAAACAATGTTTTGTGTTTTTCGTGAAGATGGAGATCAATATTTATTACAAGAATTAAATATTGATTATTGCAAAATTACTGGTAGATGGGATTATGGATTTTTATGGGATTTCGATTATACATATTTTTTATCTAATCCTGGAGTAGATATTCAAATGTATCCAAAATCGATGCAAAAACAATATATAGGAATGTTAAAAAACACTAGTAATAAATATATTCCTCACAACCCAATTGATAAACGTAATTCTTCATATATTTATTGGAAACAAACTAGCCCAGTTGATGGATTTTGGTGTTTTAAATTTAATCCTGAATTAGCAACAAATGTCCCATTCTTTGCACCTCTTTTTTCAGAATTAGTAATTAGACCAATGATTAGAAAATTACAAACATCAAAATATATTATTGAAGCAAGTAAAGTTTTGATTGGTTTAATTGGATTTAATAAAGATACAAAAAGTGGTTCGGTAAAAGACGCTTTACAATTAAGTCCTGAAACCGCTGGTAAATTTGCTTCTTTGGTTAGGCAAGGATTAGCGAAAGAAATTAATTTTGCAATTGCTCCTTTTGAAGATATTAAATCATTTGAATTTAGTGGTTCTGCTACCAATATATTAGATCAATATAATAAGGTAGCAGTTGCTAGTAGTGGAAATAACTCTAGATTATTATACACTACTGACAGAACCAATGCGGAAGAAAGTCGTAATAGTTTATCAATTGATGAACAAGTAGTTACTTTTATGTATCCGTATTTTGAAGATTTTATGAATTATTTTATAAATAAGAAAACTAAGAAATATAAATTTCAGATCCATTTCGAAGGTACTCAAATGCCAGCAAGTAGGAAAGAAAGATTAGATAATGCGAATGCTTTAGCACAACTTGGTATGGTGTTGCCACAAAGTTTTGCAGCAGCATTAGGTAAGAATCCCTTTGATTTTGAAAGAGAATTGGCAATGGCAAAGGCCAAAGGATTTGTAGATGGTCTAACTCCTATTGTAATGGCATCGCAGATGAGTGGTAAAGATAATGAAAATGGGAGACCAACATCTGAAAAATCAGGAAAAGAAATATCTGACAGTGCAGAGATAACTCGTCAAAATGGATCTAATATAGAGAAAGGAACAGGTAAAATTTAAGGTGGTGTCTTTATAAATGTATATCATAAATCCTACGTCTATATCTAATATTTTTAAAACAACATCACAATCCGTTAAAGATTATCTAATTAAAAATAATATTCCTTTATTGAGTGATCAAGAAGGGATTTTTTATTTTAGTAACACAAAAAAACTACAAGAAATATTAGATAATTTACCATCAACTTTGAGATTTCTTAAATAGTCAGTATTGAGGATATGTCATGTCGTGAGACACACCGCTATCCTCTTTATCTTTTAATTTTAGATAAGGAGGAAATAATGAGCAAATGGGCTGCTAAAGAAATAGAGATTGTCAAAAATAATTTAGACAAAACAAACGAAGAAATACAAAGATTATATCTACCTCAAAGAAGTATCGAAAGTATTCGATATATATTAGGGAAAAACAAATGGCACAAAATTAGGGGTAGACAATGGTCAGACGAAGAAACAAAGTTGTTTATAGAGTTATACCCAAATAGTAGTTTTGAAGATTTATCTAAGATATTTATTGGTTTAACAAAGAGCGAATATAGTTGGATGCGTGATAAATTTAATTTACATCAATCTAAAAGTAGGGAGTCCGAAAGAAGAAAACAAAATGGCACAAAAACTAAAACCTATTTTTCTAAAGATAAGAAAGATTATTTAATTAGTCTTTATAATAATAATGATTTGGAAAGTTGTATTACGCAGTTTTTAGAAAAATATCCAATGCAAAACAATAAATTTTTAATAAATTATTTGTTTATAAATAATTTATTAAGAGAAAATGACTTATTGAATTTAAAACGTTTATATTTAATATATGATATTAAATACTTAAGCACTGCATTTGCGTGTTACAAGCAAACACTTTCTAATAAAAATATTAATGTTACTGTATATTCTAAAGAACATACAAAATTATTTTTTAAATATTGGTTAAAGATTAATAATAAATATCTATCAAGAAATGAGTTAATATCACTTATTAGTTTCAGAGATTTATTCAGAGAATCAAGACTAGATAGAAGTATTAGCAATAACTTTAAACATTATTATGAATTTATACAATATGTTTTTCCGCAATACAAAATACATCCTTGGGAACTTGGGGTTCAAGTACCTAATAAATTTTGGGAAAACAAATATAATGTATATTGGATGATTAGAGAAGGTATTAAGAGTTTAATTGCTAATAATATAATTAAACAAGAAAAAGATGTTATATTGTTACCAAGAGAAGCAATATGTAATTATTTTAATATATTAGCATTTAGGATGTACGGATACAAAGAGTTATTCTGTGATTATTTTAAGTGGAAAAACATTGCTCTAGACTATAATCAAATAAAACTAATTGATAACCAGAGATTTGATAGTTTGGAAGAAATGTCAGTATATAATTTTATCAAAAATTTAAAATTTGATATTAGAAAATATCCTAGAAAAGATAAATTATTTAATATTAAATATAATGAATCATATATTCCAGATTATTATCTTATATTTAATAATATTAAAATCATTATTGAATATTTTGGTTTATATTATCCAACAAATACTTCAGACTTCATAAATACATACGTTAACAAAACACATCGAAAAAATGAATTTTATCATGATAATGAATATTATTATATAGATTTATATCCAGAAGATATCAAAGATGGTTTTAAAGGAGTTGAAAATAAATTAACTTCTTTTTTTATTAATAAACTTAATATAAATTTAAAGGAGGTGAAAAATGAATAAATTATCATTTGCAATAAATAAATTTGATTTAATGGATATTTCTAATAGTGAACTTATGAAAGTGCGTCTTTGGATTGTATCAGAAGGAGATAATCAACATGAAAAACCTATACCTTGGACAGCTATTGAAAATGCAAGACCAACTTTAATAGGAAAACCAGTAGTAGCCAAATACAATCGTTATAGTCAGCAATTAATGGGACACGAATTAGATGAAGTTCCAGTTGGCGTGGTTTTATGCGATAATGATATTTTTTATGAAAAAGATGAAGAAGGTAAACGATGGCTTTGTGCAGATGGAATTATATGGTGTAGATACGCAAAAGATGTCGCTTTTGTTTTAGATAGGGATCAAATACAAAATCTTAGTATGGAAATTATAGTTGTAGAATCAGGTGACAATAATTCAATTGAATCGTTTATATTTAGTGGTATAACCTTAATTTCCACTACTCCGGCCATTGAGAACGCGAGAGCAGAAGTTTTATCTTTTTCTAAGGTTAAAGAAGAGATTGAACACCTTATGTATGATTTTAAAATACCATCTATTGTCAAACAAAATGCAGAAAAAGGAATTTTTCTTAAACAAAACAATCCCAAAGGTGCTACTGCTGTAAATGTAGGCATTGCAAATCAATTAATAAATAATGAATTTGTAAGTTTAGATTTGTTGCATAACATAATAAAGTTTTCAGCTAAGACAAAAACTGAAACCGCACAATATCTTTTAGGAGGGTTTGAATCTTTAGAATGGGCTGAAAACATAATTAATCCACAAACAGAAAAGTTTGAAGAAGTAAAGAAGGAGGAAGAAATAGTGCCTACAGAAGAAATTGAAAAACTTGAAGTTATAGAAAATGAACAGCAAGAAGAAATGGGAGCAGATGCTAACGTGGAAGCAGTAGCACAAGCAGAACTTGCTGATAAACAAGCTGAAACTGATAAAGTATTAGCAGAAGAAAGCAAAGAACAAATGGCTGAAGAGGTTGTACTTGAAGAAAAAATGACTGAAGAAACTATGGCAGAAGAAGTTATTCCCAAAGAAGATGAAGATAATTTTCAAGCAAAATATACAGATATGTCTGAAAAATATGAAGAAATGTACAATAAATATTCTGCACTAGAAGTACAAATGTCTGAAATGACTGCTAAAATGTCTACTTCTGAAGATCAAATGGCTATTTATATGTCAGAAAATGAGCAACTTAAAAAATTCAAATCAGACATTGAAGAAAAAGAAATGTTGTCTGTAATTGAATATACACTTACAGAAGTTATGGAATCTATGCCAAAAGAACAAATGGAAGAATTGCGTGAAGATGCTAAGAATTTTTGTGCAAGTGATCTTAATATTTGGGTAAATAAAGTTAAGGCAGAAGCATTTAGTTTTTCAAAAGGTAAAACTAACAATGATGGAATTATGAAAGTTGGATTACCTTTTGTAAATGAAAATAATAAGACAGAATCTAAAAGTCTTTGGGACAAAATTTAATTTTAAGTAAAGGAGGTAAATAAATAATGGCAATTACTGATAGTGTAAAAGTAGGGTTAAACAGAATGAATAGATCTGCACAAAATGCAACATTAGGTACTCTTATTCAAGGATTTCAAGTAATGACTCCAAATAGTTTATCAGGAACAACATTAACAAAAGCATATTTTGAACCAACGGCATCGGCAACAACTGTAGGGGTTAATTACCATAAATTATTTGCAATTGGTGATATTACAGGAACAACTGCTTATGGTTTCGGCGATCCTGCAAAACCGACAACTGGAGTTATGGCATGTTTTGGTAGAACTTCAGTTGCAACTGGTACACAAACTGACACAGGTGCAGATTTTAGAGTTATTAATAAACTAGTTAATACAGGTGCTAATACAATTCAAGGAGCCTATATTAAAGCAAAAAATTATGCAGATGCAACAGTAGGTGTAGTTAAGGGCTTATTTGTCGAAGTTGTAAATGAGGGAACTGCAACAACAGTATTAGGTATTGAAATTGGTTCTGATGGAACAGTGCCTACAGCTGATGTTAAATTTAGTAATGGAGCATATCTTGTATCTTTAACAACAGCTATTACGGTTAATTCAACAACTACAACTGCTCCTGCTGGATCTCTTGGATTTACTACACACGCAACTGGAGTAGGTAAATTGTTTATGTCTGATGGCTCAAAATGGCAATATGCAGTAGTAGCATAATAGGAGTGAATTTGGTTGGATATTGAATTATTAAATGAACGTTTAAATTTACTTAACGCTCAATTCCAAGATACTCAACAAAAAATAGAACAAGCAATGGCAGATATGAATGCTATTGGTGGAGCAATTCAAGAAGTTAATTATTGGATAAATCAAATGGAAGTAATTTAATAATAAAAATAAAAAATGGAGGTAATAAACAATGGCAAATACCGTATTAATACAAAATGGCGTACAAGCTACAAATGTTGATTCACTAAATAGAAGTGCAGTGTGTGCTGCTAATCTTGACAATGGGCATATTTTTTACTTGGCTACAAAATCTACTACTGCAGGTGAAGGTGAAGTGTGGACAGCAACTCAACCTGCTACTGGAAGTGGATTAAAAATCTCTCTTAAATTGGTAGGAACGACATATATTTCTATTGCCGATGGAAGCATTGGAAATCAACGTACACTTGCTTATCAATTTGAAGTTGCAGATAATTCGACTGGACTTTGGATGGCTTATTCTCCTGAAGTGGTTGTAACTATTTCTGGAACAAATAAGTTTAAGGGTATCGATCCTGATGTTAGAAATTTTGTAAATATTGCAGGAGATATGTTGTCTGCTTTCAAACCAATGGTTGGAGATATTCTTACAATGACTGCTCCTGGTATTACCGGAACAATTGGTTCTAATACTTTTGCAGTTGGTGCAGATGGTCAGTATGCTCTTGCTTGGGCTTCGAGCGCAAATTCTTAATCAATAAACAAATAATAAATATTAATACTACATAATATCAAAAATAATAAGGAGGATTTAACAATATGAAAATTCCAGCTAGTGTAATGACATTTTCACAAGGAAAAACAGAAGTTTATGAGGCTTTCAGAGATTATTTTAATCATTATCGTTCTATCAATGGAAATACGAAGGTTCAGTTTGACAATACAATTTCTTTTGATGAAAAAGGTGCAAAAATGCACAAGGCGTTGTTAGGAGAAATTTCTCGCGTATCTGGTCTTGGAAATATGAGTGAGTTTAAACCAGAAGTATGGGCTTCTCATCCTACATTTAATTGGGCAACGTTTTCTGTAATTTCTGCGATGATTGATATGATCTTACCTGAGACATTGATTGATTCAATGGGATTATATACAGATGTAATCACAGGAGAAATGGCATCTAGTTTTAGCTTCAGAGTAAAACCTCGTGATTTGTTTGTAATTTCTAAAGCAGGCAGAGGCAAGAGAACATCTGAAGTTCACAAACAATTTGATGGAATGGTTACTGCTATTCCTGAAGAGCATGATATTACAGTTCAAGTTAGTTTGTATCGTGTACTTGCAGGGGAAGAAAACCTTGCAGAATTTACCATGAAAGCAGTAAGATCTATCGAAACTCAAATGACTGTAGATGCTTATAGCGCTTTTAATACTGCTATGACAAATCTTGCTACTGGTGTTGCAGGAACTAAAGTAGTTGGATATAGCCAAGATGCTGCTGTAAATCTTGCACAAAAGATTACTACTTATAATATGGGAGCAAAAAGTATTTTCGTTGGTACACAGATTGCCCTTTCAAAAATTTTGCCCCAAGATGCCAACTATCGCTACACCCTTGATTCTGAATATGTAAAATTGGGATATACAAGAACTATTTTTGGGTCAGATGCCCTAGTTATCCCACAAGTTGCAGATTTCAAAAATCCTTTCCAACTATTGCTTGATGACACCAGAGTTTATGTATTATCACCTTCTAGTCAAAAAATCATTAAATTGTGTTTAGAAGGAGCAACAACCAGTGTTACAAGTGGAGTATATGATAATGCCAACCTAACTCAATCTACTACTCTTAAAAAGAACTGGACAACAATTGTTGCGACAAATTCTTTAGCTGGATTGATAACCCTACCTTAAACAATAGGTAAAATAAATATAGAGATGCATTTCTAATTTTAATTGCATCTCTTCTTTATTATTTAATATTTCTATTACTACAAATTTATTTACACGGAAGGAAGAAAATTAAATATGGCAGGAAGACCAAAGAAAGAAAATATTCCTCAAACCAAAGAAATTGTTATAGAACAAAAACAAAATCAAAAATCTTATGAAGATTTAGAGAGTGAATTAGATGAATTAAAAAATCTAGTAAAATCTCTAATTGCATCTAAAGAAGATAAAATAGAAGTAGCAAAAGAAGAAATTGAAGTTCCTATTTTTAAACCTCAACCAAAAGAAGAATATGGAGAAATTCATTCAAGCAAAAGAATAAAGGTTATTTCTCTTACAGATGGTATTTTAGTTTTAACAACAGCACAATATGGGCAAGGAAAACCTTATCAATTTGATAAATTTGGTGAGACAAAAAATATTATATATGCTGATTTAGCAGACATTCTTCATTATCAAAATCGTTTTGCAGAAATGGGATTATTCTACATTTGTGACGATAATGTAATTGCAAATCATGGTTTATATGATATATATCAAAATCTATTATCTAAAGAAATTATTGAAAAACTTTTAGATTATAATCGTAAAGAAATGGTTGAATTGTTTAATAATTCTACAGAGATGCAAAAAGAGCAGATTGTTTCAATTATTGCAAGAAAAATAGCTAATGGAGAAGATATTGATTTAAATAAAGTTGATGCCCTAAGTAGAATTTATACAAGGAGTATTGTCGAGATAGCTGAAGAATATAAGCAAATTCAGGTGGGATAAAGGGTGTGATTTAAATTGGAACTTCATTTGATGAGATAATAGACTTGGCAGTTCTTAGTTTTAGAGATTATAAATTAGATCAATTATATAATATTTCTATAGATGATTTTAAAGTATTGATGGGTGGGTATGTGGTTAAGTCTATACCTAAGTTTTATGAATGCAAACAGAATTTAGAGGATGTAGATTTAGTAACAAGCACTTTTACACCTACTTTAACATTATCTGAAAAAGTTATTCTAAGTGATTTAACTGTAATTGAATGGATGACTACTAAAATACTAGATGTGACACAGCTTCAGAATTTCTTGAGCGATACGGACTTTAAAATGTATTCAAATGCTAATAATTTAAAAGCAAAAATTGATGTTCAGAATATCTTAATTGAACGGATAAATCAAACAACGACAGTTTATAGTTTAAAAAATATTAATTGGGAATCTTGGAACAGTGGTAATTATGCCTAATAGCAATAAAGGAGATGATGGATCATAACACTTAAATATTATAATGCTTATTTAACTATTGCTCCATCATCTCCAAAGGAAATGTATTGGGATGATTTACAAGCTATGGTAGATGATCAATTCGAAAATGCATCTAATATTTATACGATTCAGAAAATGAATAATACAACAGGTTTATATGAAGAAATAATTGTAAGATTAGATACACCATATGAATTAAAACTAAAAACTAGTGTATCAAATGATTTTAGAAAAGTTATTTTTAAAGATAGTAGTGTCTCGACATTAATAGGAGACATATATAAATTTAATGATTCATATTGGATATGTACTGACGGAGGAACAATAGAATCTCCAACTAGTTCTTGTATTATTGAGAGATGTAATAACACCCTCCAATTCTATGACTCAACCTCAACCCTCCACTCTATCCCATGCATAATCTCAAAAGGCTCAATCTCCCTAGATGAACAAAAAATAATATCAACTTTAGATTCAGAAGTCGCAATACAAATAAGCAATACATCTATTACTAGGCAAATTCCAATGAACTACGTGTTCAAAATTGGATTGAGGAATTATACGGTTACGGACATTAATGATATTACTGTGAATGGTTTATTGTTGATTAAGATGGTATATAGTGAAGTTGAGCAAATAATTCCATCTTATTCTCTTACTATTTTAAATGGAGATTTAATTCAAGTCAATGAAAATGATCAATTAACAATTAATGCACAAGTAAAAATAGATGGAATAATTGCTTCTCCTATGCCTAATTTGTTGTTTAGTAGTAGTAATATTGCTAAAGCAACTATAAATTCAATTACAGGAGTTGTGACAATTTTAGATGTTGGAAATGTTGTATTTAGTTGTAAAATGGAAAATGATCTTAGTGTAATGGATGAGATTAATGTTGAAATTGTGGAAGTTTCTATTGAGAATAAAACAGTTGAAATTAGTGGTAGTACATCAATAATTAAAACTTATACTAAAGAATATTTAGCAGTATTCAAAAATAATGGTTTATCTATAGTTAAAGAATCATCTTTCTGGTTAACAGGGATTGATAATTTACCAACTTCATTAGCGGTTATTACATCACAAAATGCAGTTAATAATACTTGTGAAATTAAGGGTAATAATTTAGGTAGCATTAAGATTTGGTGTAAGAGTTTGGATGAAGAAATTGTTAGTCAGGACGGAATGATTATACAGGTAAAGAGTTTGTTTTAGGAAGTGATTAGGTAAAATGAGTAGATTTGCTGAACTAAATGACAATATTATGTCAGTATTATTTAAATTAATTGATAATCAAAATTTGTGTAAACTCTTAAATTATACTTCATACGACCCACTTGCTGAAGCAGATATACAAAATACTGCCACACTCCTATTTGATAAAATATATCCATTTCCATTTTCTCCAGATGTAGATACTGAAGCAAGATCGCAACTTAATGTTTTATTTGAAGATTTTAAACTAGGAAAAGATAATCCTGCTTTTAAAAATAATCAAGTAACATTTGTAATTGTTTGCCATAGTTCTTTATGGAGAATAAGTGGCATGTTGAGACCATTTGCTATCATGAAGGAAATTGATACATTATTTAATTCAAAAAATGTAATTGGCATAGGAAAAATGGAGTTTAGTAGTGGCAATTTGGCATGGGTAAATGAAAAATATTCTGGATATAGAGTTTCATATAAAGTTTATGATTTTAATTAATTGTTTTTATTAAAGGATGTGGTTAAGGTGGTGATTGATAACGATATAAATTTGAGACTTTTAGCAGGAATGCCTATAGATATAAATAATTTAGGTATTTTAACTCCATTAAAACTTAAAGATATTACAAATATTGGTGAATCTAATTATAATGAATTATTATCAGTTTTATTAATTGATAAATCAAACATTGAAGGATTAAATGACCAAGAGATTAGCAATTTAGAGTTACTAATGGTTTACAGTTATCAAAATATTGAATTCAGAGAAAAAGTATTAAAATCATTAAAGTTGTTTTTTAATAAAGAGTTTTTAATGAGTAATGAAGGATTATTTTATTGTGAAGATTTAATTATTGATAAAGAACCTTTTGATGATTTTCAATATGCTCTTAAATGTGCAAATCATATTGAAATAAAAAAAGAACCTGAATATGTACCAGGAAACGAACGTGCAAGAAAGTTTATGGAAAAGCTAAAACTAAATAAACAAAATATAAAAAAACCAGAGACTATGAATTTACACAGCATTATATCTGGAGTTGCTTGGAAATCAAATAACATGAATATAATAGACATTTTTAAACTTACTATTTATCAATTATATGATGCTTTTTACCGTTTAGAGAATATTGATAATTATAATTATACTTTGAGTGGTATTTATGCTGGAACCGTTGATAGTAAGAATATAAATATATCGAATATTACATGGTCTAGAATTTTGAAGAAATAAGGAGGAATATAATAATGACAACACCTAATAGATGGGCAATACGCGATTCTGGGGAAGCATCTTTCTTTTCATTAGTAGATAATCATGCGATTGTTACTTTACCATCGTTAAAAACTACGGGCGTAGAAACTACTGGAACCACCGTATACGCAAGAGGTGGAAGAGGAAACGCTAAACTTGTTGGATTTTCGTCAGATCGCGAAAGCAAACTTAAACTCCAAGATGCAATTTTTGATAACCACGCTGTTGCAATGTTAACAGGTAATGATATTGTAACTGGAGTACATAAGGTTGACGTTCATGAAATAATTACAACAACTTCCGATAAAGCGTCTGTAATCAATACTCCAGTTGGAGCAATAATTAGTGTTTATGTAGTTAATGCAGATGGAACTAATGGTACAGAATATACTTTGGGAACTCCTGCAACTAACCCAACAGAATTTAGTATAGTTTCAAAAGAACTAACATTCCCAGCAGCAACAGCCGATGGGACTAAATTCCGTGTTTATTATTTTGCTAACACAGACGCAACAGCAAAAACTGTAAAAGTGACATCTGATATGTTTGGTGGATCTTTCAGAGTTGTAATTGATGTTCTGGTTGTCGACGAATATACAAAAGCAGCATATCAAGGTCAACTTATTATTCCTAACGGGAAATTTGAAGATAACTTTAATTTAGCTTTTGCAGCCACAGGAGATCCTTCTATGCTTGATCTTAATTTAGAATGTCTTAAATCTCCTACTTCTACTACAATGTGGGAATTGGTTATTTATGATGATGCTTTGCTTGCTTAATTTAAAATAACGGAGGTTATTATGGACGAAGAAATTATATCAAAAGAGATTACTACTGAATTTAAATCTACTGAATTTAAAGTTCTTAAAAAAGAAGATACTGCTGCAATTTTAAATGTTTTAGGTTGGAGAATGCGTGTTTATTTTGATGAGACTTTAACAGAAGAACAAAAGCAGAAAGTAATGAATGGAAAATATATTACAGTAGAATATGTTGGAAGTTTGGAAGATGTTTTTTCAATAGAATTACAGCATTTAACCGATATTAAATAATTATTAAATAAATATAATGGTTTTTTTATAAATTTGCGCGAGTTTATAAGAATAATTAATAGACATGTGCCTAATACACATGTCTATTCCCATTATATGGAAGATTATAGGAAATGTACAATCCTATAACCCCAAAACAAAATAAGAGGAGAAGACAGACAACACACAAATTGTCTTCTTCTCCTTATTTTTTACTATTTTCATCTCCAATCCACATTTTAATCCAAATAAATCACTGATTTTAACCTAATTACACTAAACATTTTTGACTTCTAAAGTCCTTGTGACACAAGGGTTTTACAAATCATAAAAACAATTATTAACTAAAACAAAAAGGTAAGAAAGGAATGATAATAAATGATAGGTCAATTACTCCATTCAGGTTTCATAAGTAGCCTCCCACTAAATAAAATAGGAGATGCAGACTATGATCCTTGGTACGTATTACAATCCAACAATGAAATAATCAATTTTACAGATTCTAATGGAAACAAAGCAAATTTAAATTCATTATTTATAGAAGCTGAAAATACAAATTTATATATAAATATTGGAGGTTATATCCTATATATTCCTGCAAACGAATCAAGAGAATATGATTTTGAGAGTATATCATCAATTCAAGTAATAAATAATTTAGGGGTTAAGTTTCGATGGTCTGGACTTTATTTCTAAAAGAAAGAAGGTGACAATCAATGCCTATTACTAGTAGTAAAGTTGATGCTTATGCAAGAGCGTTAGCTTCCCAAGGCGCATCATTTGTTAGTCCAACTGGTTCAGGTTTATTAGTTGGTTCTGGAACAGTAGTGAAACCATCAATTACATATAATGCTGGTGGAACAATAACCATGGATGGTACAGGTACATATAGATTTTTTCATACAACAAACTATTCAGGAGAAGTTAGTGAACATACAATAGAAGAAACAACATTAAACGTTCCTGATTTAATAACTTCATATATAGTAGCAAATTATAATTCTGGAACTCCACAATATTCAGTTACTACAGATTTATCAACTGTTAATTTTTCTAATAATGTTGTCGTATATACAGTTTCACGTGTTGGAGATACAAATGTTGATATTTTGGATTGGGATGAGCCAGGGCTTGGTTTAAGTAATAAGATTCTTCGTAGAGACATGGAAACACGTAGATTTGAAAGAGTAACTGGATTAAGTTTGGGTGAAGATACAGGAAGAAAAGTTGTAATATCTGCTGGTGTTGTGTGGCAAGGTTCATTTAGGAACTCCAGAATACAAGTAGATTCGGTTACAAATTACTGCGAACAAGTTGTTACTGACGCAGGTGGAAACTGGACTGGCTCAATAGTTACTGCTTATAATAATTCACAATTTGATAATGGAAATGGATTGACAACTTTAACTGATGGTAATTATGCAGTTAATTGGATTTATAGAGGTATGGGAATTAATGCAGAAAATATAATAATATTATTAGGTACTGGTGATTATGACATTAACCAAGCCAAAACAGCACAACCTCCTAATAATGCTCCATTGAGTACATCAACTAATGCAATGTTAGTTGGTAAAATTATTGTACAAAAGGGTGCTGTGACAGTAACTCAAATTGATAGTGCATTTGTAACACAGTTTGCTCCTAGTGCGACATCGAGCCATAGTGGACTCACTAATCTTGAAGGTGGGGATGCAACTCATCATTATCATTCAGACCAAGAAGTAAATAAAGATAAAGATGTTGCGTTTAATAGCGTGACTATTACAACTGACTTTTTACCAAAAACAACTATTATAAGTAAACTTGGTTCTTTAACAAAAGTATTTTTAAATGTATTTACTAGAAAAGTTGAATCAGATGATGATTTAATTTTAGAAGCCGGAACAGATAAAAGTGTTACAATAAATAATAATGTTGACTTAAATAATAAAACACTACGCTTAAAAACTCCTAATCTTACAGATATTGGAGAAGACAATGGAATTAGTTTTTATGAAGGTAATGACAACTATAAAATTGGTTATGATTCAGTTGGTGGAACAAAAGGATATTTAAGGTATAATGTTGACCTTGTAGATATAGGTCATGGACATATATTTTCTGCTGGAGATTTAGCAACTGGTGAAACTGATTTAATGTTAGTTAGAGCAGATGGAAATGTTTCAATTGGCACATCTGATTTAGATGGTACACCAAGTATTGGAAAATTAGTAGTCAAAGGTTCTACTAATGACGGTACTACAAACATATTAGTAGGCAGAGATAGTGATGAAGTAAATGTATTTGAAGTAGATACCAATGGAAAATTAACAACTAAAGAGGTTTATGTCAATACAATTGTTACTTCAGATGGTACTAATGGTTATGTAACTATTAATTCTGGCAGTGTTGATAGAACTGGTTTTTTTGAGTGGAAAACGGGAAATGGCACTCGTTTAGGGTATATGGGAGACGGTTCAGATAGCGTAATTCTCGCAATGGACAATGGTGCTCATTTAAAAATATCTGGTTATACTAAACTTGGTTTAGATGCACCTGCTATAAAGTTCAAAGAAATTAGTGGAACAACTCCAACTACTGTTTCCGCAATGGGATCTTATACGCATGGATTAACTAAATCAAAAATACTTGGTGTTCAGGTAGTTGTTGAAAATTCAGATGGGACACTAATTCTACCTCACAATGGGCATCCTTATGAATCTGGAGATTATTATTATGCACAGGTAACAGATACAGTCTTGGCTATTCATACTGCTGCTAATTCAACCAGCATACTAAACAAACCATTTAGAGCAATAATAACTTACAAAGAATAAACTTAATCCCAATCAAATTAAATAAAATAAAACAATTTCAAATTGGAACCAAAATAAAATAAAAAGTAGGTGGGTGAAATTGGCAAGTCCTAAGAAAAATGTTAACAAAAATGATCCTAATCAAAAATCTCAAGTAAAACAGAATAAATTAATAAGTAGTGAATACTGTGAGAAGAATTGTAAAAATGTTGGTGAGTGTCAGAAATATAAAGATTATTTGGCTAGGATGGTAGTGTTACATAAAGTAGGAAAGGGATTGCTTTGTGATAAGTAAATATTTTGTGAATAGAAATTAGGGCATCTGAAAAGGTGTCTCTTTTTGTGTTTACAAACAACACAAATTTAAAATGAAAGGAAGTGATATTAAAATGACAGAACAATTAAAAGAGCAAGATGGATTTATTTACGTTTATAACCCACTTCAAGCCAATTTCTATGCCTACAAAGGTGTTGTAATAAAGGCCACTGGTGTACATCCAGATACTAAGAAAGTGTGGTATAAATTTTCCAGACGGGAAAGTTATGATGCATACTGCGAATGGTGTGATAGAGCAAGGAAGAAATAGTTTTATAAGTGATTAAAATTAAATTATGAAAGAAGGAATTTAAAATGATGGAAAATAATAATGAGAAAAATGAATTACAGATATTTAATAATGAGCAGTTTGGTCAAATAAGAATTATGACAATTGATGGAGATGATCATTTCAATCTTTATGATATTGGAATGGGATTAGGTTATACAACTAAAGCAAAAGGAAAATTATATCTTCGGAAAGAAGAAATTAGTAACCTTTGTGAAAGACTTGATATTAAAGGGTTTTCACTAAGTGAAAACTTTATAAATATTGATAAATCTATAGATTTTGATAATACATATGTTACTGAAGATGCCTTTTATGATTTATGTTTAGAAAGCGATGCTAAAAATGCACGTTCATTTAGAAAGTGGGTTACATTAGAAGTTCTTCCTTCTCTTCGCAAACGTGGTGTATATATTATGGAAAATGCGAAAGAAGAAGTGATTGATAATGAAAAATTATTTGGAAAACGTAGAGTTAAGAATACATTCGCTAAAGCTGACCCTCACGAAATAGAAAAACTGTATGATGATTGCATTAATTATATAAACGATCAATATAGTACAAAAGATAAAATAAAAATATGTCAAAGTATATTTAATGGATTGAGTGATTTGAGTTTGAAATTATCACAAGATGCAGTAAAGAATATGGGTAAGTGCTATGACATATCCTTATTGCAAAATAGAGTGATTTATGATAAGGCAAAATATCAGAATAAAAGGAATGGTGGGATTAAGAGTTCTAAGACAAAAGAAATAGATAAGCAAGGAAGATTAATTAGTGAACAAGATGAAATCATAAGAGAACAGCAAAATAAGTTAGATTTCTTAGATCCTGATATTGAGGAATTTACTGTTGTGTCTCGGCATGGTTTTTCGGTAAATTACATGACTAAGACCATAATTGATGATAATGGAAAAATGAAAACTGTCACATCAGATGAGTATAGAAGATGGCAGAATAATTTTCCTAATGAAGTTATATCACATGAAGAACATATTGATTGGAATAGTAAAATTTACATATGGCTAAGATTTGATGCAATAGAATCTATGGATTGTGATAATATGTGTAAAAGTATAATTGATCAAATTGCAAGGTTTTATAATGCCAATGATAACAATGTTCAAATTAGAGAAGCAACCATAAATAAAGTAGTTAAATCTTATGGTGAGGGACAAATTTATTATATTATTAGGAATGTTGAGTAGTGTTAATAATTTTAAATAATAAATAAATAAAATAACAACAAAGGCATTACTTTAGTGTGATGTTTTTGTTTGATATTGGAATATTGGAGATGAATTG